TTACCTACATTGGCTCATAGATTTAACAGAAAATATTAACCTTTCCGCGGTCTGTAAAATCTCACATTCTTCATTTTCTAAATGAACATTTTGAACATTTGATTGCTTCAAGGCATATAGATAATCAAGCATGACTATTAGGTCATGGAGTAAGCAGACTATTTTTACCTCTTTGATTTCTATGTATTCATCTAACTCTCCATCAGTGTGATGGTCTTTAGGCTCGCCACCTAGTGCATTAACAATCACCACTCGCATGTATCGGCAGAGTGGATTTAGTTCCGGCGAATTTATGACCATGGGGAGCTTGGATAGGTGTGACGAATACTATCTTCGAACTGCCGACGATCCTCTTCAACATAAAACTCTCGAGCTTCTTCAGCTATCTTGACTGCTTTTTTTAATACACCATCTATCTCTATAACCATAGAATCTATAGTTTTCATGACGTTGAATTTGTCTTGGTTAAAATCCCCTACAAACTCGAGCTTAGTTAAAGGTAATACTAAAAAATTAATATCCATGAGCTCTATAACTTCAATACCCTTTTTATCCAAGAACGTTCGAAAGGCTGATTGGGCTTCTTTCTCACATTCTGACACCCTTGGCCCAAGATTACATGGCGCCTGGTAGCAGTGGTTAAGATAAGCATCAATCAATATTCGAATTTGCTCTCCTTGTCCATGGAGGTAGTACCTAGGTAAATTATCTACCTTATTACTTTGAGTAAGGCATATATAAGGATTTAATTCACATGCTGGGTAAGCTAATTCATAACCATTTTTGATCGCACTGTACATAACAACTGAAGCTTTAGACATTTCAGTAGTCGACAAAACTTGAACTGTTTTTGATACTGAAAAAATATAGTTGTTGGAGTGGGCTGTTCTAAAAATCTCAGCCCCATTTAGGAAATCACGACACCTAAAGTCACACAGGGTAAGTAGCTTAACTAAATCGTTTTTCTCAAAGTCTATTGAACTTATTATCTTTGAAACAAACCAATCAAAACCCTCATACGAGTCTAAGTTGGTTCCGCAAAAATCATAGATCGTTTTGTTTTGAGACGATTTGTAAAAACTAGAGTTACAAGATGAACAATCAAAATACGGGACAGTGGAACGAAGGATTGCTTGAGGTATAGGCAAGGAGCAATGGGGACAGATAACTACTTCTTGTTGAATTTCATTTACCGTACTTTGTATGAGTTCAATTACATTTTTCTCCTCAGTCGCATTGAATTCTAATTCACCTACACCATCAATAAATATAGATACAAAGGTCGGTTCAACATCTAAAAGATAATACTGTAGGCTTCCGGGTATGAAAATCTTACTTATCTCTTCGCTTAGCTTGTCCATAACAACTCCCTGTCAATTCATGTGTATTTACGATAACACCAAACTTAAGCTATGGGTTTCATAATACTGCGAGTTATTTCAAAAAAACAACTCAGGCATGTGGTATGTGTTACGTTCCCATATCAACAGGTAAGAAGATAAGCGGTTTAGCCTCCATATTTACTTTGGTTGTGTAATAGGATCAAGCCGTCCCTTCAGTTTTGCACTTTCCGAGCCATGCTCATTAATTGCACTCGCTTGAACTGGTGCTTTGGTTGTTGCAGGGCCAGCCATTACACCACTGTGTGTATGAGTTGCTAACGTGTCCGCGAGTTCTTTCACTACCTGCATAAGTTCAGACAAAAGAATCAATACATTCTCTTGCTTGGAGCCTACCCACGTTTTTGGTGACTGTAGCCATTGGTGATCAGCGGCAATACTTCGGCGAACTTTGCCGATAGTCTCCACCAATTCGCCAGCAGTCGCGGTTTGCATGTTGCCCAAACTACCTAGCACAATGTCATCGCCTGCAATTAGGTTAATTGCGCCTAGTGCTTCAATAAGCTTTTTGCCGATTACTTCTTCAATGCTGTGCTCATCAACCAAAATATGGTGCTGACCAAATTCCCCCCGATAACGTTCTGCTTGATCATGCTTTTCGAATGCTCGTTGGTTTTGTGTTTGGTCGGTCTTCTGGGTTGTATTTCCTGCTGCATCAATTCGGTTGCTTACCTCTTCACGTTGCTGCTGCAGTTGCTCACCGGGCTCTATTGACGGCAACGCATATTCACGGCCATAAATACCACGAATGATAGGTCTGTCATTCCGGCCATAGGCGAAAGCGATTTCAACCAATGTTCCCTCTAGAGGGTAAGACAACAACCCAGATTCATGTCCACTCATATGAACAGGCAATGGAATCGAACGATAGACAGGCACGTTTATGTCTGGGTTTAAGTTTTCATCAAGCACCTGAACATCTACAGCAAACCTTGGGCGGAATGGGTCGGCAACTTGCCCGGCTGTCGCGGTGTCTCTTACTGCCTCAACACGACCAAACTTAGGCAAATGAAAACCTGCTGCCAACTCTGGGAAGTTCTGCAGCGTTTCACGTTTCTTTGGCGGAACTTCGGATTGTTCAGTCTTCCAATAAGCGGTCATTTCGTCTTGAATCAAATCAACTCGATTGACGCGCTTATCATTCATGACTCTGCCCGGCCTAAGCATTGGGAACGGGACAAAGGTGACACTGTTACCACTTTGTCGACTAGTGAACTCTTCCGGTAGTGGCATAGGTTTATCGTGGAAGTGACTATCTTGATACGAACCGAAGTACACGACCTGATCAGTATGTTGGAACCAAACACAATCAGGAATAGAAAAAGCCTTGGCGATTTGCTCTAAGCACTGATAACCCGTTCCTTGGCAAACAAAGTTTGGAATGGTGGTTTTGATGTAGTCAGCATCAGGCAGATTGAATTCAAGCCCTGTCATATCCGAAAGAACGCCGATCACCTGCTCTGCAGTTGGGTGCTCTAGGCTAACCGCCCAACGTTTTGACAAGATGCCAGCCAGTTCTTTAACTGTAATCTTCTGGTAACCATTAGCTGCTGGTTGAACTTTGTCGATATACCCCTCAAACCAAGGGGCGGTTTTGTTCTCATAGCCAATATCTAACCGCACAGACGCAAACTGCTCTGGCTTTTCCTTGGTTTCAACTTCGAAGATCGCAACACTGCCTAGTGATAGCTTTAGGCTCACCATGTTACTTACCAGTTTGACTTCTTCACCACTAATAAACAGGCGTTTTTCTAGCTTCATTGCGTTGCTTCTTCTGCGTTATTCAGTGCCTGTTTGAGTCGGGTGTTTTCTCGCTGTTCTGGCTTGGTTTGCTCTTTGGCACGTTGTTCTTTTTGCTCTGCCACACTGTTGTGCTCTCTCAGCTCAAAAGAGACATTCCAAGCCTGTAAGGTTTCATGCTCTCTCGCATTGATACGGCCAGTGAATTTCACGTTGCGAATCTTGAGTGCTAACGCAATATCATTACCAATCCGATAAACCCTGCGTGAATTGGATTCGTCTTTGTCGGATGCAAGCGAATACAACTGGGTGAGCGTTTCTATACGTGTGAAAGGAACACGACCACTAAAGGTCAGTTTCTTGCCTTTATCGCCTTGCTCTGCCGTATCGGTACCCGATGATTGACCGCTCATGTCTTGGTCTTTTAACTCCATCGACATTTCAACTTTCATCGAGTCTAAGTTAACCGGCACACCATCGAGAGCTAACATAACTTATCTCCTACCAAAACTTTCTTTAACAAAGCAATTCCTCAAAAAAGGTCATGGGTTCATGGCTAAGCAATAGACTCGCCACGGTGAATTGATGATTGTTTGGCGCACCTGCTTGGCTAATCTGCGTTGCGATACTTTCAGCATTGCCAGTAACAGAGAAAGCGTAAACACTACCTTTTAGGCTTTTAAGTGCATTTATCTGGGCTTTGACATCACCCAACTTAGTAGTTCTCTTTGCTGCTAGTGCCTGCAACTTACCGATCACATGGTTTGCATCATCAGCTAACGATTCGAGCGTGGCTATTTGTGCCCCCTGCCAATGCAAAGCATCAAGCAATGGGTTGGCATTGAGTCTTGCCATAGGTTTAAAGCGAGGCTGAACAATTGCAGCAGGTTGGTAAAGCTTATCGGTTTCATTGGTCACTAATGCTTGAGTTTGCCTAGCTACCTGACACCAATCTGGCAAAGGAAACACGGAAACAAGATCCGCCAACTGATTAGCGAACTGTGCTAACTGTGAAGCGGTCACCATAAGCGCAATACAATGAAGATTACCATTTGGTCGATACTTATCAGCATGATCACGCAACTTACCAGCTAACACTTTGGCTGCTGCCTGTGGGTTCAAGTAACAACCCGAATCCAACTTGGTACCAACTTGAAACTGGTAAGGTGTGGCGGTTAGTACAGTGCCAGTTCTTAACAAAGATTCAAGATCACCGCGCAACCCAATTAACGCACTTGCATCTTCACTTAAAGAGTGACGCCCATAACTGGCGTCACTTTCAAGGTTAGTTAAGCGGCTTACTGCATCATTCATCGTTGTGCCGATTTGGTCTGTTACTTGCTCGGCACTGGTTTGAATTGATTGTGAACTGCTAGGCCAACTTAGTGGGGATTCTTGCCACATACGCTAGACCTCTGGCGGAGTCGGCCAAGGGTTTTCGGTTTGGATTAGCTCTACTGCAGCATCCGCTTGTTGCCTGAACGCTGCCGCTTCATCAACTAATCCTTTCGACTCTTTGCGCCATGCTTCCATGTATAGAGGATCGCTCACTTCACGGTAAGCAGCTCGACGTGCACTATCCACTTGGTCGTATTCAGCAATGTATTTGTTACTTTCGTTTGTAACCCAAGCGTTATTAATCCACTCATCCCATTGGGTCAATGGTTTTTCTAGTGTGTATTCGTCCGTTACTAACGACGCATCATCAAACTCTTTAGCTTCATGGGTTTCTTTATGGTAAGCCGTCACTTCAATGGGCTTTAAATCAACAAGCCATTTCTGATTTTTTACATCAAACTTGGCCTGTTCGGTTTTTTCATTAAAAGCAGGTTTAGCTACCCACGTAGAAAACTGAGGCAAGATATATTCATCATATCCAGCCACCTTATGGATTTGACTCTCACCCAGATAAATGAGGGTTTTGTAATCGTAGTAATAAGCTATTTTCATTACATCCATCCTCGGTGAATTTTAATGGAAAGGTTTGCTGTATATGGGCGGTTTTCATTCGCTGTTGGGACTACTCTGGACGCATCAAAGCTCACAGAACCAAATGCGGTCGATACATTTCCGGACGCCGCTAAATCTTTTTCTGTGTCTACTGAACCGTTTCTAAAAGCTCCGTTCGCACCTTCATCAAAGATATCAGCGTTAGTATTAATGTTGCCTGTAATATTTCGTATAGCATCATCTTGTGTATCACCATGATTCACTCCACTAGGCGCACCACGCACAAAATGTCCTAAGTGGTTATTTGGTAAAGTAAAGGTTGTTATTCCATCACCGTCACCGAACTTCATTGCGTGAGCCATCGGATCTCCGTCTTTGGTTGTTTGCGCTATAGTCATTCCTGCAGCTACAGCGTAATCCCAAAGTAATTTATCGGTAGTTCTAGATAACTCACCTCCTTTCAAGTCAACCCAACCTGCCATGACGCCCGAATCATGGAACTCTCCAATTAAGCCAACTAAATGGACTAGCTTTGTATATTGCTCATGAGGATCACTATCTGCTAAATGCTCAGCCAAGCCACCTTTAACTCGCCAATCAATCACAGAACCATCAGCATTAATTCCAGCCAGTTTTGCGACGTAGTGCTGATCACCGTTTCCGTCCACATAATCGGTTAACTCAGTTTCAGAAACTGCAATCGTGACTTTGTTTTCCCAAACAGACAGTGCGGTACCTTGACGAACGACATCCACATACAAACCATTGGGTTTAGTAGCGATAGTTTGGATTACTTCTTGCGTAAGTACACCACGTAAACCACCGACATAAACAACACCAGGAGTCACTTTGTATTTGTTCGGGTCAGCTTGTTGGGTCACGTTGAACCCATCAACAAAAGCCGTGTGACCATAGTTATCTAAACAGGCCAAACGATGGTCTTCTTCGATGCCTTTTAAACGTGCTTGATAGTCAATCTGCCAAGTCGAAGCATCAACGGTAATTCCAGCGATTTGCGCGGCTCCGTCATAGGCTTGTACCAATGATTTAGTGCTCGCCATACCGTTTTCTTTGGTTTCTTCGGCTTTGTACACCACCATTCCGCAAGAATTCGGTACATTCTTGTCACGTAGATAAATCGCGTTAAAGGTGAACTCTGCAGCGGTACCGGGGATCACAACAGAATACGCCAGTGCGTTGTCGCCCAGTTTGCCCACTTGGTCGATGTCTTGTTGGTGAACCCATAGCGAAACATCAGGCAAACCGTTTTCACGATTAATTGGTTGGCTTGGGTCTAGCCCCGGAATGTGCGCAAAAATCATTTCATTCATGTCTGGTGCATCACCGACACTAATCTGATTTTGCAAGTAACGCTCAAATTCGAGCGGGATTGCCGTTTGGCTCATTGGGTACCTCCTCGATACCGATAAAAGGTCGCAACCTAAAGGCTGGCAATAAATACTTGTTGTTGATGTTCAACTGGCTGTGGTTTCACATTCATTTCAATGGCTTGCTTAGTCTCTGCTAAAAACAGGCTGAAATTGTGTGAGAACTCACCACTGGCAACGGTTAAGGTTTTCGGGAACGTCACTTGAAAACGGTAGCGTCGACACGTTCTGCCATACTGTTCAATTAGTGTTTGAACTAACTTGGTATTATTGGAAATATCACCGTCTGTTAGCTCAATGCTACAAACGTCCCACTGCACTGCATCTTCACGCTCTTTAAACGCAACGATACCAATGCCCAACCTTTCGAAAATTCTCTTAAACCCAGCAACGCTGCCTGCGTCTTTGGCATTTACCGCAGCGTATTTCACTCGCTTACGAAACAGAGAAAGCGGCTCGCCCTCAAAGCGTTTAATGTCTCTATCCCAAGCCATTAGCTCCAAGGTGTTTTCGCTGCATGTCAGTGCATCCATTTGGCGAAGTGGAAACAGCAACCAACCCCAAACCATCTGGAAGAATGCGAACACGCCTTTTGATAGAAAGTGCGGCTCTTTGACTTCTTCCGATGTGGTACTGCCGTCTTGCCACCATGGAATAACCGTTTCCGGTAACTCTGGTGCATGTTGCTCTTGGTTGTAGCTTTGAGGTTCAGACATGGCTGACTACCTTACCGTTAGTGTTTTCAAACGTGGCTGCTCTAGGTCGCTGATAATATCCTCTTGAACCTTTCCGCCTACGGTGAACTTTACCGATTCAACCTGCGCCATATTGGTGTGAATTTCAGTACCAAGCAGAGAAAGGCTAAAGCGGCTTTCAGGTTTTGCGCGGGTCATTTCTGGATAAGCGGCCGTCTCACGAAATGACGCCCTGATACGGTCCTCGACTTCTAGCAGCTCATTCACTTTGGTTGCTTCGTCTAAGTTCGCCACCAAAACAACATCGGCGATCACATCGTGCTCAGTATCGGGAATAGCCTTACAAGCCAGCACATCACCATGGCCGTGATGCCCTTTAGCCATAATGTGGTCATTTAACTGGTCAAGAACGAGCTGCGGTGTTGCTCCCACTTCCATCAAGATCAACGCTTCTGCAGTACCCGGCATCACGTCACCTGTGTTGTTGAAATAGATGTTATCGCTACGAATCCCGGCAACACTGGAAATAATGGATCGGTAAACATCATCAATGTGCCACTCACCCGAACTGGTGAAAGCGTTCTGAATACGCAGTGCCAGTTCTTCATCGCTTTCAGCGTCTGCGCCCAATTGGGTTATCCAGTCCGGCTTGTTAACCGCATCAACAATGCCCGGAATCTCTTCTGGAATGATATTGAAGTAACCGGCAGGCAAGTTAAAAGCGGCACCAGCTTCAAATGCTTCAACCAGCATTTTTCCCGTTAGCTGCCCTGCATCAATCACAGTTTCAGCAAGTACGCGAACTTGATACACCACACCATCAATCGGCAGGGTTTGAACCACCTTACCCGCTTCTATCGTGACAGCATCGGCAGCATTCGCCTTGGTTAAGGTGATATTGCCTTGTGTTTTTTCTGCGTCTTTCGGCTCGATGTCATGTTCCCAAGCTTTCAGCTCTAAAGCCCAACGTTCTGCTGTCGCCACAAACATATTTGGCATGACGCATTCTGCTAGTAACGTTCTGATTAGCCACACACATGGCGTCACTACAGCAGCGCGAACCCATCGCCAAAACGGTGACATTTCAGAGTCATTAGATACCTTGCTGCCCGCTCCCACCACTTCTTGTTTTAGCTTGGCTTCGAATTCATCTTCGGTAACAGGCACACCCGATTCACTTAGAATCTCAACAAAGTCTGCGTTTGGTCGTTTGCTCATGCCCCGTTCTCTCCTACAGAAAGTTCTAGATCACCATATTCATAAGCGGTTGCGGTTAAGGTAATTTCACCCGCTTCTAATTCTGTTGCGGTTGCAGTACCGGGAACGACTCTCACATCACGCTCGGCTAACTGCTCAATCTGCACCATCACATCAGCGCGTAATGCCGGGTTACGCTCAGCAACCAATTGACGGGCCAAACCCGATTCCATAATGGCGTGCTTAATGTCTTGTGCGATGCTGTATAAGTCGTTGCATTCGGCTGGCTGTTGACCTGCGTCCATATCCCAACCGCCATCAATCACTTTAATGTCGATGTACTTTTTGCTTTCTGATAAATGGCTATCCGGCATTGAGTTCGTCCCATTCGGCTAACTGGTCTGGTGTCATTCCATTCGGTGCAGTGATGTAAACGTCACCGTATGAGTTCATGCTGCCGCCTTGTGGTTTATCGGTAGTCGTTACGTTTTGAACCATACTTAGCGGTAGTGTTGGCATCGCTCCCGGCTGTTTGTATTCTGCAATGCTGCCACCGTTACCCGTTGGCATTTCTGGTGCGTCGAACGCCATTGGTTGAATAGATTTAGGTGCGTTTCGTTCGGCTTGAACTGCTGCACTCACTTCTGGTGTGTCAACCTTGCTACCCAGCTCAATATCCACACCGGGGATCATGTTCAGCAGGTTAACAATGCCCTCAATCGCTCCGGCAATAACATCAAACCAAGCCGTATCTTTGAATGCTGCGGTTAAGTCGTCCCACCAATAGATTGCAGCGGCCACACCACCAATAAGCAGTGCAATACCAGCTACTACCCACGTGATTGGGTTCGCCCATAAAGCGGCATTGAATAACCAAGCGGCGGCGGTGCTTGCAATTGTAGTAATGCGTAGCAGTTTCATGATGCCGTTTAAGCCCGTCATGGTGACGGCCCAACCTGCAGACATCATTTGCCCAATCCCCATAGCAAGCGATAGTGTTGCGACTACACCACCAAGAGATAAACCCGCAATAGCGACATAGCCCAGAATTTCGGTAAGCCAAGGAAATTCACCTGTCCAGCCAGTGATGTAAACCAAGCCATTAGCCATTGAACCCACAACCGCATTGATTGACGGCAGTACAGCACCAAAAACCGCAGCACGAACGGCAAACCATGAGCCTTCGAGCCGTTCCCATTGGTCAGTCATAGCGCTGGCCATCTCTTCTGCTTTTGACATACCTTGAACTTGGCCGAGTTGTTCAATACTTCCTGCTAACCCATCAGTATCAGCCATGAGCAACTTGATCATGCTTACGGCTTCCTCTGAACCAAATGCTTTTTTCAAGTCGGCAGATTCGGCAACGCTGAGCGTGTCACCGTACTTACCTTTCAACTTGTCGAGAATATCCAGCATTGGCAGCATTTGCCCTTGGCTGTCTGTAAAAGACAAATTAAGTTTATCTTGAGCATTTGCAACACCAGCTAGGAACGCTTTATATTTAGTACCTGATTCACTGCCACTCATTGTGGCTTGCAATGTACCTAAAATCGCCATTTGTTCAGACATCGCAATACCTGCCGATGTCGCATTCGCGCCCACGCTAGTGAAAGCACTACTCATTTCACTACCTGTGGTCTTGAACATTTGAACAGCACTGGCGGTCATACCAGCTACTTGTTCAACCCATTCACCTTTGCCCATTTCCGTGGCTTGGTTCTTAAATATCCCGTACATGGTGCCCATGTAACTAGTGATAGTGGCAGTGTCAGCTTTGGTTGCTGCCGCAAGCACACCCGAAGCTTGAGTAAACTGGGAAAGTTCATCACCGCTTAAACCCGCAATAGCGGATTGAATATCATAGGAAGCACCAACAAACTCAGTTGCTGATTTGCCGTACTCAGCAGCAAAATCTAAAGCCGTTGCTTGCAACTGTTTTAACGCATCATCAGTGACACCAAGTGATTTCACCTCGCCGAGCTTTCTGTCCATTTCAATGGCAGGCATCAACGCATTTTGAATAGCAAAGCCAGTAGCAACTAAACCTGCGCCACCTGTCGCCATGTTCTGCATGCCTTGTTTGCCTGCATCCATGGAAGATTGCACTTCTTTGGTAATGCCTTGCAGTGGCTTGGTGATTTGGTCAACCAGTGCCACGTGCATTAATAGCTTTTCCATACTCATGCGTGATGCTTACCCGCTCTTGATTTCAACTACTTACTAAACAATCGGCTAATTGCGCTCATTACTGCTCGCTCGCTGCGTTCGAACTGGTTTTTATCCAGCCAGATAGCGCGGCTTAAACTTTGTTCGTCGTCGGGTTCATTGGGGAGAAAGTGACGACGCAGGGCAAAGGCTTGTTCAAGTGGGTTATCTTCAATCCGCTTTGCCCTGTCAGTTATTTTTTTAGTGAAATTTCAATGCCACCTTTAGAGGCGTTATTCACCGTTGCAAACAACTCAATGGTTAAACCGGGCACGCTATCAAGTAACTCGACCAGCGTATCTTTCTGCTCTGATTTAACGGTACGAGTCAAATACGTGTATGCAGGAGCCACTTTGTTATTTGGCATCATGTCATTGGTATAGTTGTTCGCATCTTGCACCGTTGGTGTAAATTCGAAATCAGTACCACCAATAGACACTTCTACAGGTTTTGATGTGAAAGCGGGTTTAGTCATTTTCTTCTCTCTTCGTCTTTTGTGTGCTTAGCTTCGTGCTTGGCACGCCATTGCAAATAATCTTCGGCTTGCTGTGCGCATTTACTCAGGGCCGCTTTTAATTTGGGTACATCTTCACTAGCAGTCATTAACGGGCTAGTGCCTTGAATTTCTGGTTTATGACACGGAACAATCAGCCCTGCAGGGGGTAACTTGATCACGACTTGAGTTGCAACCAACTCAGTACGGTTCGCGCAACCTGTTAGCAACATCACTAGGCCAAGGCTTTTGATAACATTCATCATCGGCCAATTGACGTCGAAGCATTTCAATGTCTTCATTGAGCTTTCCCTCTATCGTGCTGTGTTGCCGAGCCCTTTTTATCAGTAACTGGTTTGCATCACTGTTTTCTTGGGTGAGCGTGTCAATGCTGGCTTGGCTAACTTGATTCGTTGATAAGGCATTATCTAAACGAGCCCTTAAAGCGGCCTGCTCTGACTTACTTGCTTTCAACATTAACCACATCGACACCATGACAACCCCCACTGCAGCAATAACTAGCCACTTAACCCATTTGATGTTTTTGAATGGAAAGGCAGCGATCATGCTCTTTATCCCTACGGTCAATTAAACCTTTCAACTTCACACCACCGCCATAAACCCACCTTGGTAACTCATGACAGGCTTTCGTAAAGTCACCCTGTTTGATGAAGCGATAAATCTGCGTTTCACTACCATCACGATTTCGCATAAAACGAGTACAACCAGTGTTAAAGCTAAAAGAAGTGAATGCATCGAACTGACCTTGTGACATCTGTTTTCCAGAATCTGCCTCTGCACGACTGATACATTGTTCAGCTTGCTGTAAGTTCCTCACCCAGTCGGTTGCTATTTGCTCTAACGACACCACTTCGTCATTCACACCATGAGTGTTACCAATGCCATTCGTTGCCAGCCCTGCTGGGCATGTGTACGGGTCTTGTCTGCAACCCTCGGCATTACCGATAATGTCCAAACCAATAGGGCTCGTTCTTAGCTCCCCAACTTGTGCACCTGCAATAGTCACGGTGCCAGTTGGGAGTTCTGAACTGTTCAGTGTCATACCACCTGTCACCAAACCGATCACAGCTGCAACAGAACAAATAATGCGTTTAGTCAGTCTCATTGAGTGCCACTCCTTTTTCGTTTGCGATACGCTGCATCGCTCGTTTATGCCAAAAATTCAACCCTAGAGCTGCTAGACCAATGACAAGCGATAAGATGAAGTACCACTGCTCAAAGGTCAGTTTGCTGAAAGTCATACCTGCCAGCGACATTAGGTAAGCAATTCCGCTGGTTATTTTGTCGTACCAGTCTTTCATTCCGTTACTCCCGCTCTGCTTGGCAAGATGCACAGTAACGACACCCCGCTATAGCAACTCGACGCGCTTCTGGGATTTCATCGCCACACTCGAAGCACTCTTTCGAGCTTTCTTGTTGGCCTGTCTGCACTGACCGTTTAAGTTGGCTTGCAATAGCCATTTCGGTGAATTTGGCTTCATTACTACTGGCATGGTCGATAAAATCCGGCATTCGTACTCTCTCTGATTAGGCTTAAAGCAGACCGCGTGTGTCGTCTGAACTCAGGTATGAAATACCATTGATGCGTACAAAGTGCGGACTCGTTACAAAACCTTTCAGTTTGCGTTTGGTCTTATCACTGCTGTTAGGGTCAATGCTTAGCAAGTCTGAGATCTGCAACTTCACACCGAACAGCTCTACTTTGTCTTCATCATCACCTGTATTCGCATAGAACATGCAATCGTGAGGTTTAATGCCGCGCCAGCTGCCTGCTTCACGTGCTTTTTGCTGCAACTTGCGGAAGTTGTTCAAATCCAACTCATATTCCACTTCGCAACCTACCGCGCCATGAGTAAATCCGGTTGGGATACCTTTCTCTTTATCGACTGCAGATTCATCACTAATGGTTGCTGTTGCCGATTCCACATGAACCAGAACACCCAGCATGTTTACGTCGAAGCTTCGACCTGTATATCGAGAATTCATCAATTACTCTCCTAGACGTTGGTTAAGCATGATGCCGATTGTGATTTTCACTGGGCACTCATAAGGCGTAACAGCAAGCAGAATTTCCACTTCTTCACTGTTAATCCAAGTGATGGTGATGTCTTCGTCTTGTGGCGGTTTGATTTCACCAGGGAACTCGTAATCGCCGATTTTCGTTACTACCGCCATTTCGCGTAGGTCTTGGGTAAAGTAGAGTTTTGCGCTTGCTTCACTGCCCGGCGTTGAATTGAATTCACGGTCTGCGATTCGAGCAATCGCACGTACACGAACTTTACGGGCTGCTTTCATCGCAACACGGATATGGCGAATATCTTGAAAGTCACCACCCGGAACATCTAAAGTACGGCCCGTTGTCCAGTACTGCCCCGGATAATCTGGGTACCACATCGGAACCGCAATTCGAGCGGCTTCTAGTGCTTTAAGGGTTGCCAACTCCAACGGCTTGCCGTCTTTATCCGTTGCCAATGCCATGCTACCCAGTACGCTGCCTGTTTTGACTCGTGCAGGGGAATCAGCAATAGACACTTCTTGGTTTGCCAAGCGGCCAGCGTAAATACCGACTGTTGAGTTTTCTTTGTGAACTTGAGGAACAACGGTGATGTACTCACTTGCGATGCTTGTTGGTACCGCGACTGTTGCAGCCAACCACTCTTCCCATGTTTCACCCGTCACCGAATCATTATTAATGCCCGGCAAGGTGCAGATCATGAACACTTCACGACCTAACTTGTTTTTTAGTTCAGTACGGAAAGCAACAGCTTCTTCAAGAACCGTTGTACCTGTATCGGGCTTATCCAGTACCACGGCTTCAAAGCTCGATGTTTCATTGGCTTTAAACACGGCGGCTTGCCAACTGTCTGCGGGGTCTAAGACGATCACACCTGCCGTCCAGTTCTGTTTCCCGTTTAACTGAGCCGCTTTTAGCGTAAGCATGTGCACAGGGTCGATGTTATCGAACGTGCTGTCTGCAAAATCCGTGGTGTTATCCACCATGATGAGGTTGCGCTCTGTTCCTGCGACGGTGCCGTACACAACAAACAGAAAGTGAAATTCAACGCCCGGAATCGGTCCGCGCATCATGTTCAGAATGTTAATAATGACGGTAGGCCATGCCATGTTTAGTTGCTCCTGTTTCGTTTAAGTTCGCGCTTGATGATCATTGTTGCCCGTTGGGGACTGATGCCTATCAATCGACGTTCTTTTCTATCGACTGCCCATTTACGAGCAGGCTGCTTGTTTTCTAAGTCGCTAATCAGTTTGGCGACCTCTGCCACCGTCATGTTTTGAGTGATAAACTTTAACGTGGGCTTTTTGCCTCTCTTCTGCCTGCCTTGGGGCGGAAGCCTGTAACCTAAATCGCGTAGCTCTTTCGCTTGCTCTCTCGTTGCTGGGTCGGTTTTTTTTGGCTCTTTCGCTTTCTTGGCTTGCTTGAACCTCTGCTGCAAACCGCTTTTCTCTGCTTCACCTGTATGATGAGCCAGTGCTACGGTTCCTCGTCTTGAGGGCCAACCAACAACCAAAATCCGGTTATTGTCTTTTTGAAAATGCTTTAGCTTCTTGGTGAAGCCTCTAAGCATCTTGCGCCTGCCTTTTTTTCGCTTTGACCACGATTTACCGTCTGGGTCACGCTGTGCTCGAATGTTCTTTTTGGTCGTCTTGGTGATGTATTTACCAAGCTCTTTCAGCACTCTGGCTCTGGCTTTTTTATCAAGCTTTAACAGCTCGAATTGCTCTTTCACTCGCAGATAACTGCGCTTGTCAGCTTTAATTTCAAACATTGCGGATAACAACATTTGATAGCGTTTTCGCCTGCCAAATCTCGTATTCTTCAATCTTCCAGCGCTGGCCACTCCAATGGATAGGCCCGTCTGGGTCAGCCGTCACTTTGACTGGTTCTTCAAACATCACTGAGATCAGCACTTCGGCGTTTTTCTCATCTTCCAACACGACATCTACGTCTGGGTCGTCTAAGTCTTCAATGTGGAAACGGTCAGAGTCGTTATCCATCAACCAAGCCCCAACATTCGCAAACAACACTGCAGGGTCGTATTCCTTAAAGGGGAATTTATCGAAGTAGAAGTCAGCCACATAACGCTGATAAAGCAGGTCGAAACCATGGCCCATGTGTTTCGTTTCTAGTTTCAATTCAACCTTGCCCATCTCACATTCCATGCGCTTGGCTATCTTGTCGCCCACGACACTGGTTAAAAATGCGTTTAGATCACGCAGCTTGTACCCAGCTTGGTATTGAGTGCTCATAACCGTTCCTTTCACAACAAAGCAGCCGATGAGCGAGAAACCCCCAACATATTTCGAGTAATGCGCTGGCTTTCTGCCATTAAGTCATCTCGTGTGTCTGTTGATCTATCAGCGAGGTGGTCACCTTTATCTTTGGTATGAACCGTCGCAATATCCGGAAGTAGGTCAGCTTTAGCTCTCGAATTAACCGCGGATTCATATTGAATCACTAAGCGGTTTTTCCCATTCACAATGGGCGTGACTGGCACATCAGCGGCGTTTTCGTAACCTTGCTCTTGATACTCAGCTTTTAGTTGAGCAAGAGAACGGTTCACTTCAGCCATGGCATTCACCAAAGCAATCGTGATGCGATCAGGATCTTGCGCTGCTGGTATTCCTCTACGCTTTTCAAAATCACCGACGTTTAAGTTGGGCCAGAAACCATCATTAGTGATTTCAGTATCTTGATAACGCGCATCTGAAGAACCCGTAAACATACTTAATCCCTTTTAAATAGGTGCGCCTCTAGCCACTGAGTCGACGGAATAAACAGGGTGATAAATCACTTGTTCTTCCTCGTCAGCCGAGGCGCGACGGCTTAGGAGCTGTTCTAAATTAGAGGTTGTCGCCACTCTCAAGCGCTCGGATACGTTGGTCGATGTTATCGATCATGGTTCCAACACCAATGGCACTGTATTGCTCATGCGCATCTTCAAGGTGTGTACGAGCTTTCTGAAGCGTTTCAATATCACCGACAGAAGCCGCATGAGGCTTACCTTCAGCGTTACGAAGCAGATATAAACCTGCGAACTTCAACCATTTCGCTGTGGGCTTTTCGTTGATGCTCCACTCGTTGGTCACTTTCTCAAACACCAGGGAGAAATAAGGTTCAATGGATTGACCTTTACCCGCCATACGCTCTGACCAAGCCAACACTTCATCAGCGCAGAATGTGGCAAAGTCTCGCTTGAATCGCTCAGGAGTATCTAACCCGCGTTCGATAGCAATGTCACACCACTCAATGGCAGTTTCTAGATCTTCGATATCGAAGAGCCAAATTACCATTTGAGTAAATAACGGGTTATCGAACTGCTCGTCACCAGCAAGGTAAGCTTCAATCGCTTCACGGTATTTAGGGACCAAAACTTCACGCTTGTGGTTAACCTTTTCATCCGTTCGATTGAAGGTTTTAAGCACCTTCAAATCACTTTCGAGTTCAGCTAAAAGCAGGTGTAAACTGTTTGGGTTAGCGACAAACTGCTTCTCAGGTGTCGATTTCTTTTGCTGTTTTGCCAATGCTTCTTGGCGTAACTTAGCTAATGGACTTGCCATGATTCACCCTTACGCTGGTACTGGTTCAACAACAGTTACGTCTTCGATAGCTGCAAACTTGTTGTAGTTGCCCACGGCATAACCTTCTTGGCGAAGATATGACGTTTCGAAGCGCTTACGGTCTTCTTCATTGCGAGACTTACGCCACTGCGTACCCTTTTGAGTCAGGATCTGCATGTTGGTTAAGTTCGTTACCCAAATCATATTTGGTGGGAAAAATGGCGGTGTATACACGGTTTTACCTGCAACGGTCTTCGCTAAGCTTTGAGCAGCTTTATGCTCAGTCGGTACTTCCGCTGATTCCAATAAGCGATGCTGCTCTGCAGCCACTAAGTTGCGGCCAATCAGTACGACTAAGTCAGGGTCACCTTGGTGAACCTCATGAATAGTTGTATTGATTAAATCATTCACTAGCGAATCGAGGTTTTTATACGCCCCAACAGTTACGCCTGTTGAATCAAGCTTGGCAGCAGGAAGGACTTGAGCTGGGGCCTTTTCTTTCGCTAACTGTAACCACCCCTTATTTACGTCTTGCCCCATAGGGTTAGCTTTGGGGTCAGTACTCTCACCCGCAATGGAGGTGCCATGGAAACCAATACGCAGCTTATCTAAGGCAAAATTACGTGTGATGGCGTTATTCATCAGCTTCATCCACTGACCTTTACCACCCGAATTCGCCCAGATTGTCATGGTAATCCAGTTGATATGAGCACCGGAGTCCGTTTCTGTTAGCTCGTAGGTATTGCCGCTTTGGTCAAGCGAGCCCATGAAACGACCGTCTTTAACTCGACCTGTCAGCAAACCACTGTCACCCACATCGATCACTTGACCTTTAATCTGGTCAACCGAAATATTGGAAATACGGTTTAAGAAAGAGTCTGATTCAACAATGGCTTGGCGAAGCTTCGTTTCCATCACTGGCGTGATGTTGAATTGCTTAGACGCATCTACCACGCCACCCGCTTTTGCTACGGCTTGGCAATATTCATCTAAAAATTTTGTCGATACTGCATTGAGCATTTACACGACCTCCACAGTTGATTCGCCGCCGTTGCCTTCTTCACCAGGCTTTTGACCCGGTACTTCTTGCTTTAGCTCTGCGAACTGAGTTTCAAGTTTTTGTACTTGCTCTGTTACGGGTGCAAGCTGCTTCTCTAATTCACTAGAGAACTGCTCCAAGGAGAAAGTTGGGACTTCACCTTCTGGTTTAGCTTCGGGTTCGTTAGGTGTTTGCTCTTGCAGGTTAAACTCTTGCTTGAGTTCATCCTTTAGCTCACCTTTCATAATGCCGAACTGCTCTTTTAGTGCAGCTTTGAGTTGTTCTTCGGTCACTTCTTCTTCCTCTGGTTCAGGATCAGGTTGTGGCTCTGGTTGTTCATCACCAGAATTGAAAAAGGCATTACACAAGGCAAAGAATCGGTCTGTTTTTGAGTAACACTCATCAAGGCTGATTTCTTCCAGTTGGCTGCAACTCAGCTCTGTGGTTTGACCTTCTTGTCGTGAAAACTGAAGTAATGAAACACCAGACGACGCAGGGGAATCGGTCACGGCTAATCCCATCAGGTAGCACTTTCCTTGCCCTTTATAGTCTGGATTTGGTTCTATGGAGGTAAACAGCTTCTGCCCAAGCTTATTGGCTTCAAGTAGATATTGATTAGGTTCAAGCTTGGCAAACAAACGCATTTTCCCATCCACTTCTTCAGCTTTAACCGCAAGCACTTTGCCCCAATTACTTCCGTAACCAGCAAAGCGTTTGTGTTCAGGCCAAATCAAAGCGGTGTATTCACTCAGGGCATAATTTTCTGCAATCTGCATGAGCCATTCTCGGGTGATCTTACGACCATCAACCGTTGGCCCTTCTGTTGCTACAATTTTCCAATCACTGGTTTTTGCCATTTGAGTTTTTTACCTAGTATTAATTTGTCAGTTAGGTGTTTCAGGTCTTCACAATACGCCTTTGATTTACCCGTTTCAGCCACTTCAATTCCGACCAATTCGGATACAGGACGTATCCGAACTCATCCGAATTTTGCTATGCAATTTAGGCTGTTACCTCGGCGTATGATTGGTTCATGGCATATTCTCCTGAAACACGACACGCGGCCCGTTCCCTTTATTTAAAGGCTTGGACGCCCAATGAAATCGCTTCCGAATTAGGTTTGAACAGCACTAGGATCATTTATCACTGGGCTGACAAATTTGGATGGCGTGATATGTTGCGCGAGCAAACTATTGATGAATCGATAGCGCGTAGAATTGAAACCCTGCTTGAGCTGGAAAACCCAACCAAAGGCCAGCTCGACATGCTTGATAGGCTCATCAAGCATCATGTACAACTTAAAAAATCCCACGCTCAAACTCAGCCTGTTTGTGAGACAAATTCACCCTCCGAAACAGAACCTACGGCTAAAACTAACGGTAAAAACTCGCGTTCTAATAAGTCTGACGACAAGCAGAAAAAGAAGAGCAAAAAGAAGAACAACATTGCAGAGCTGACCAAAGAGAACTTCGCGACCTGGCATGAATCGCTATTCGAATATCAGCACACGATGCGTAACAACCTGCACCAACGCACTCGTAATATTCTTAAGTCCCGTCAGATTGGCGCCACCTATTACTTCAGTGGTGAAGCATTAGAAGATGCGATTTTGACCGGCGATAACCAGATATTCTTATCCGCTTCTCGTGCACAGGCAGAAGTATTTAGAAGCTACATTATTGCGATTGGTGAAGAGTTCTTAGGTGTTGAATTGACGGGCAACCCGATCATTCTGTCTAACGGTGCCGAGCTACGCTTTCTATCGACCAACTCAAAAACCGCGCAAAGTTATCATGGCCACGTTTATGTGGATGAGTATTTCTGGATCCCGAAATTTGATGAACTCAACAAACTCGCGTCAGCCATGGCGACCCATAAGAACTGGCGTAAAACCTACTTCTCGACCCCTTCAGCTAAAACGCACCAGGCTTATACATTTTGGACCGGTGACCAATGGCGTAGAGGTCGTGATACTCGCGCCAATATTGAGTTTCCTACCTTTGACGAATATCGAAACGGCGGTCGACTTTGCCCGGATAAGCAGTGGCGTTACGTAGTCACGATTGAAGATGCAGCTGCAGGTGGTTGTGAGCTTTTTGATATTGATGAACTGCGCGACGAATACAGCAAAGACGATTTCGATAACCTGTTTATGTGTATTTTCGTTGATGGCGCCAGCTCCGTCTTCAAGTTCTCAGCCCTTGAAAAAGCCATGGTAGACATTAGTCGGTGGCAAGACTTCAAGCCCAATGACAAAGACCCCTTCGATCGCCGTGAAGTTTGGCTAGGGTACGACCCAAGCCGAACTCGAGACAATGCTTGTTTAGTTGTCGTAGCACCGCCCATTGTTGCCGTTGAAAAATTCAGAGTACTTGAAAAGCACTACTGGCGAGGGTTGAACTTTCAGTATCAGGCACAGCAAGTCTCAAAGGTATTTGAACGTTATAACGTGAGCTATTTAGGTATCGATACAACGGGCATTGGCGCGGGTGTCTATGACCTGATTAACAAGAAACACCCACGTGAAACAGTGGCTATTCAATACAGCAATGAGAGTAAGAACCGGTTGGTGATGAAGATGATAGATGTGGTCGAAGCCAACCGCATTCAGTTTGATGCTGAGCACAAAGATATCGCAATGGCATTCATGGCCATCAAGCGAGCGACCACCAATAGCGGTAACAACATGACCTTCAAAGCAGAGCGCAGCGAGTTAACCGGACATGCCGATGCATTCTGGGCGATTTCTCATGCCTGCATTAATGAACCGCTCGATCACTCTGAAAAACGTAAATCAACATGGCAGATGTAAATCAATGACTGAACAGACAACAGAGATAATCACGAAAGAATCCGCTAATGATGAAAGCTTGATGTTTAGCTTTGGTGAGCCTGAAATCATGGATCGTGATTTCACCAACTACGATTACAACGAGCTTTACTACAACGAAGACGGTGACTACTGGGAACCACCTTTGGATAGAGCTGGGTTAAACAAACTCACTAGAGCCAACGCTTATCACGGTTCTATCTTAATGGCTCGCCGCAATATGATCTCAGGTCGTTACACCCAAGGCGGAATGCAGAAGCAACAAATGCAATCGGCCGTGCATGACTTCTTAGAATTTGGTGACACGGCCCTGCTTAAGCTGCGTAATTACTTTGGCAAAGTCATTGGGCTATGGCCTATTCCTACTATGTATTTACGCAAACGCAAGAATGGTAATTTTGCTTTCTTAGAGCGTGGCGACAAACAGAAGAGTTACAAGAAAGAAGACATCATATTCATCAAACAATATGACCCAGTCCAGCAAGTTTACGGTGGTCCGGATTACCTTGGTTGTGTTCAATCAGCGTTACTTAGTCAAGACTCAACCACGTTCCGCCGCCGCTACTATAAGAACGGTTTGCACATGGGCTTTATCTTCTACGCTACCGACCCGAACTTAAGTAAAGAAGATGAAGACGACCTAAAGCAGAAGATGGCTTCAAGCCGTGGCGTGGGTAACTTCCGTTCTATGTTCATCAATATTCCAAACGGCAATGAGAAAGGGATTCAACTCATACCCGTTGGCGACATTGCGACCAAAGATGAGTACGAGAAAATTAAGAACGTCACCGCACAAGAGGTGATCACCGGCCATCGCTTCCCTGTCGAACTGGCCGCAATCATTCCAAACGGTGGTACGCGTGGTGACCCGATTAAATTTGATTACGTTTACTGCAAAAATGAAGTGATACCTGCTTGCGAAATGTTCATGGATGCGGTGAACAGCGACCCAGAAGTACCCAAACACCTGCATTTAACCTTCAATTTGAACAATGTTGCGGCCTAAGTAACGTGACATTTTTCGCAATTTTGTTTTTCTCTTTAATTTACGTTCAGCCCTTGTGCCATAAGGGCTGAACAACACCGAAAATGATCATCACAAAACACAAACGATCATTAAAAAACTGACCTAAAATACAAAAACACCATATTTTCAACCACTTAACAAAACCAATCAGATCAACACTGATCATCAGAATTTCAATTCCTTGCAATTTTTTGCACTCTTCGCAATTTTATTCGGCGCTCTGTAAGCCGTTTTGAGCGCTGCTGATTGACCGCAAGTCCCGTTATTACTAAAGGGCTAGCGGCTTGTTAGGGCTTCATAGCGGCGGCAGAATTTCACTGAAATAGAATTGCGAAAAAATGAGATCCAAAACGTCGCAGGCGGGTAGGAGGAGTGCGTTTTCCGTGGGTTAGGCGTGCTTTCGGTGAGTATATTGACCGAGCAACCAACTAACAGTTACTATGTGCATGTTGTGTGCTTAGGCTAGCGGGCAGCGGCGCAGTGTCGAAAGCTGCACAAGTGACTTTTGACCCATCCGTCATCCTTTTGTTAATGATTGTTTTTTTCATCAAAAACATGTTGCTAATGACATCGGAACCAAGCCGTACTCTTGGTAAGGGGGATAGGATTATGGATAAAGTAGTAAAACTAGCAAGAACATTACTAGCTTCAGTAGCTGAAACAATTGGCGGGCTGGGGATTAGTCACTTGGCCACAGACGGGCCGCTAGCCTAAGCGCATAAATACAAAAAACCGCCTTATTTGGCGGTTTTTTCGTTTAAAGAAATCTAATTTAAACAAGCTTGAAGATTGATGGCTCTTCGGGGACCAGGTAAATGTGTCCAATCAGCCTTACCAAACTGGGCAATACTATTTTGAATAGTAGATAAAACATGAGGATTTAAGAGCCCATGTTGATACATCGTTCTAATTGCCCAACAATCAGCATTTTGTTCATTTTGCATACTAGGACCACTGACTGTATGTCCTAGAGCATGGTGCGCACATTCATGATATCTGAAGAACGTTCTAGTTGGACCTGGCATCGATTGCAAGACGTTAGGGTTATACAATATGATCGGCATTCCCATATTATTGTTAGTCGCAATTGCCACATCATTTATATTGTAATTGTAGAACTCCCCTACTTGCTGCCCCTGAAAGTTGAAACATTGTGCCCATAAGTTAGTACTTATGAACAAACCTAAAATGAATAGATACCTCATAATTTTCACTCCTAGCAATGACTCATAAAGCATAGGAGAATACTCCAGTTAATGCATATGCAATATTGACAAGTCTGAGCTTAGGTCGATGAGTTTAGTTTATAAAAATAACTACTGACTGTATAAAAACACACCGAATTTTAGTACTATGAGATTATCATTTCGATAGATTTATGGTGTCATATGAGAGTTGTTTGCCCCGAGTGTGGCGAGAAAGCCCGCATACAAAAATCAAACCGTATTTCAGCGGGTTATAGCGATTTATATTGTAGTTGTAGCGACCCCGAATGCGGCCATTCTTTCGTGATGAACCTAACCTTCAGCCATACTCTTAGCCCTTCGGCTAAAACGACTTCTCAGTTAGCTTTTGAAATGGTTAAAGCCTTAGCACCTGATCAACGCCAAGAACTCCAAAGACAACTATCTCTTTAGTTACTTTGAAAATGCACCTTCTAAACTCCATCCAGCTGCATATAAAATATGCTTATCGACAATTTTATTTGAATCTGTGTGTTTATCGATTACAACATCCTTAGAGTTTATCTTAGGGATCACTACGCTTGATTCTAACCCCAATCCTATTTGAGACGTTCCTCTTCTTGACTCAAGAATGTCATCTATAGATAGATCTACTTTCAAGCTTGGCTTTCGCCCATTCTTTTTCTTAGGTCCTGCCTTTTTATTTTTCTGCTTTAATTTAAGCCATCGCTTTTTAGCTGCATCTATCCTTAAAGAACTTAGAAGCAGTTGTAACTCATTCTCTAATCCCAACAAACTTTGTCCAGACGAAGCCATCAGATTAGCTTTTTGATAAAACGCCTTTAAACTATTACGCTCAGACTTTGTAAACTTCAACTTCTCAAACACGTTTATACTTTTTCGAAAATAGTCGTAGTTTTTAAAGTTCAGTTCATTACTTAATACCGCAGTTATATTGGCATTTTTCATCTTGTACTCAGTTCGACAGAATATGGGTTACAACCACTTTATGATCAAACACTAAGCAATACAAAGTAGTTAGATTTAAACCTGACAGAAACATCACAATCGAAGCTGTGAGGAATTTACACCATCAGCCATTTCAATTAACTGCTTCATTGCGGCTAGCTTTTCAGGCTTCAACTCTTCTCTTTGGTCTGCAACCAATAAACCCATCAAATAAATACCTACATCAGCTCTGCTTTCACCTTCAGTGCTGAGTGCTACAGCATCTATAATGAACTCCATCGCTTGTAAAAATATGTCCTGTTTTTTTAATGACATAGCTCTACTCCAAACCAAAAGACTGGATAAATATACAGTACTTTTATGAATATTCATACAGTGTTTTTATGAAGCGAGATTCACCCCTCATTCTGATAACGAATTTGAGCTTCATATCAACGGCCATTCGGCGGTTTCAGGAAAGAACGACAAATTAGGCTGTTCATATTCATAGTCGTCATCTTCTCCGGTTAGAAGTTCAGGCGGTTTTACCTCGAATTCATCTAACCAGCTTAAATCTGGCTTGGGTTGATGCTCTTCAACAAGCTGGGCTGGGCGAACCGTACCACATGGCAGGTGCTCCGCAGGACGGATTCTTATACTCGTTTCATCATCTATTCGAATTGAGCTGCCTTGTTGCAGCGCGATTAGGGCTGAACCATCAATGTTTGGCGGTAACCCACCACCTACTGAGTAAGGTTCTAATAATCGCTTAAGCTGATCGCTGACCTGTACTTTCTGCGATCGCGTACAGTTATTGACAGAACTACAAGTTACAAATTTATCATTAACTCAACACAATAAATTTTCGATAAGAATTTCATTTACACTTGCACAATTTATATGCACCTACTTTAATATTCATGACGTCAATTTGGAGGCTAGCCAAGTTGATATAAGTGTCATAAATATCAATATAATTAGGACTTAAAATTATGAACGATCTAACAACGCCAACCCGCACTGTCACACGAAATGTTGCGATTACTCTTACAGCAAGTCAGGATGAAGTAAATTTCAACGAAATATTTGCTCTAGATGATCCAGCAGTGGCTACACAAGCCCTAGGAATGGTGCAAGCCTTCCAGAAGGCCCTCGTTTTAGATGAAGAAAACGAATCCTTAAGGTTTAGTGTGCAAAAAGCTAAAGAGGTAATAGACGATAACCCTGAAATGGGAATTATTGCATTTACCGATCAAACTATCGAACAAAAGACTTCCGCAGTCCAAGTGATGGTCGATAAGGTCTTGGATGTGCTAAACAAAGTTCTCGGTGTAACACTTTCAGATAAGCCAAAAGAGAAACTAACTAGTGCAATCGAGAACGCCTTTACTGGTCTAGATGAACAAAAAGATGATGCTTGGATCTTTTGGAATCACGAAAAAGCTCATAAAACAACATATCAATACAACATCCTCTTTGGTGTTAAATCTCAAGACACTGGTTTATTTCTATATGGCCTACCTATGGGAATGGAAATTACTGTTGATATTGAGAAAGAAAAACTTCTTTTCATCACGCTAAAAGACAAGGAGTCTTACAAAGTTCATATTCAATCTCTATCAGTGGTGGAGCTAGTTAAACAACCAGTATCAAATTCTCCAGTATCCTTTGTTGCCGCAACGCAATCGATAGGCTCTCATGAAGAAGCAACGACATTTATCAGTCAGTTGAAGCAACAAAAACCATTAGAAATTAAGTAACCCCCTCTATAAGCGCTCTCCTAGAGAGCGCTTCATAATCCGCTAAATTTTCCATCCAATAACTTTGCTCACTCTCATCCGCATCCAGAATAGGAGGGCTATCTTCAAATACCGCTTTCCAATAGGCTTGCCGTTCCTGGTGGTGAACAAAGTTACTTTCGTAATATTGATCAGCCTCTTGTTTGAGATCAGCTAAATCCAAATCCCTACACTCCATAGACCAACCACGAGCACCAGCTGCCCAATACAGAAACTCATCAACCTTGATACGTGACTCATCACCTTCAAATGTCACCGAAAATCGATTGCCACTAGAAGCATGTACCCCACGTTCGTGGATCTCTCGATTCACCTTCTCAGCCTGTTTTTCTAAACGGATAATACGACTTTGCATCTTGTCCGTGAGCTCCTTCGGCTTACCTTGTTGGATTGCTATCGACTTAGCCTTGATAGTTTGAGCTTTAGCAACAATCAGCTTTGATACCTTGCGCTTCAAAGGTTTTTTCCACTGTTCGAGCTTATGGCCAAGCTCCTTAATCACTGCGGTCATATTGTCGGCTTCAAAAGAGGCCAAGCATTCCCACTTTGGCGCTCGCGTACATTTCGAGATGTTATAGCGATTACCTCTAATCAGCCCTTGTTCAGCATTTCCTCCCTTCGCTGCATAACCCACTGCTTTGATGATGTAAGAACCTGCAGCTTTAGGTTTTTTGATTCGCTCAATCTTCGCAAAACCATGCCCCCAAATTTTTTCTAGTCTTTTTGCCCAGGCACTAAAGAACCTAGGTTCTACATTCCACTTTAAAAGAACATGTACGTGAGGGTTGGGTTCACCATCCTCATTCGCTGGGCACTCAGCGACCCAAATGTAATGAAAATCTAAAGGTTTATTTGTTGGGCCAACTTCACTAGGTTTACCAGTATGAGCGGGGACTTTTTCAGCTTTTAAATCACAGTATTTCTGTCCACTATCGGTATCAATTTGCAGAGTATGACCAGCTACCCACCCTCTTTGGTACATCTTCTTCATTGCATCGAGAATCCGAGAAACCTCTTTCCCCATAGTGGTTTCAATTGTTTTCTCTAATGTAAACTCACTGGTAGGCTTATCCTCCAAGCGACAATAATCACCAGCAATTTCACCACCTCCATTCATTAACCTAGTCCGAGGTCTATTGGCAAATGGGACGGTAGAATAAGGTCCCCCAATATCCATGACCGGCAACACCACTCGCTTTTCAGTCGAACTACTCGCGTAAGTCACCATGTTTCTTCGATAGCGAATGGGATGCCGGGGCCCTAGCCCACCAAGTTCAGATTCATTAGCCATCCCACCAAAGATGGCTAAGCGTTGTGCTTGAGTAAAAGTAAGCGTCAAAAATGTCGTAAAACCTTCGTTACTTACCGCCGAATATGCAGCGCTTTCGAAAATCTGAGTTACCGCACGCTTGGTAAGTTTATCGGTATACCTCTCACCACTATTTGCTGTAGGTGCTTTACTAGCAGGAGTTTGTGTAATGTGCTGAATGCGGTATTGATTGAAACACTTACGCTGCTGCAGTTGTACCGAGGTAGGAACAATTTGCGGTTCACAGCGATTGACCTTCCCTTTGTCACGCAAAACTGCAGGCACATTTCGCTCTGTAGAGCCGTATAATGAGTCATGGTTGAAATACGACTCAGGGCTTAACAAAGCTTCCGACGGATTAACTACCCTATTTAGCAGTCGCACAGTTTGGCGATTTCGCTCTATTCGATGCCTATACTTTTCTGTCGGACTTTTGCGCCCTTTGACTAGCCTATTGTCTTCGGCGATTCTCGCCGCCGCTTCGCGGTTGTCTTCTGGGCGATGATTAAGCGCTTTAAAGAGATCAGTAGACTTCTTCAGTTCCAATTCTCGTTTAGATTTTTGATTAAAAACGCGATCGTAAATCGGGATTTTCTTCACTAAACCAGAATCTAAAAGTGCTTGTTCTTGGTCGGTGTAAATTTTGGATACTAAAAAACCAGCGTTATAGCTGGCGTCGTTTCTACGAATTTTATCGAGGGGCATTACAGCCCCTGCACTGTAGAGGAGATCATTCAATTCCATACATCAACACTCATCCAAGAAGTCTTCTGGTTTGCGGGTAATCTTCAATTGAATTTGAATAGACTCGTCACCAGAAAGTAAAGTGCCTAACAGCACTTCATTATCGGGATAATCACCTTGCAGCATTTCTACTAATAAGGTTTCGATATAATCAGGTGCTTCAGCGGCAACTTTTAATGCTTCACTCATATTTCATCCAACTCCTGATTAGTGATCACCATAAAACCACTTTTTCCTTCTCCCTTTGAGATAACCCCTTTGTGTAAATGGGAACACTCAAGTGTTAAGCAAGCTTGATTAACTGCATCATCCATTGATTCGAAATCACCAACCTGAACATTGGCGACCTGTTGAGTTTCTTCATGACGAACAATGCCGCCGCTTGGACAAAGAAAGACTGCTGAATATTCCATTATGCTGCCTTCCCTTTTTGTTCTTTCAACTCAGCTATACGGTCGATCAACGTATCTTCCACTTCTAGTAGCTCCGCCAATGCTAACTCACTATCAAGCAGAACGATTAAATGAAGCTCTTTAGTACGATTTCCTTCAAAGTGAAATACACCGAAGTACTTACGTTTGGTTGAAAACTCAATCCGTAAATCAATCTCTTCACTGTTTTCAAATACCAAATTGAAAATAGAATTCACGGTATGTTGAATAGCGCGTCTATTAGCGACTTCTTGCGTCTCTATACTCATGCTTAATCCTTAGCTTAATGTTTATGACCAGTTACGTTTAATACTTTTGGCTCTGCGGCTAATCGCCGTCTTCAACGTTGGGTTTTCCGTTTCTTCGTATTCTGCTCTCAGCTTGCTAAGTACACCTTCACGAACTTGCGCTTTCACTTGCTTAATCATTTCTAAGCCTCTCGCTTTCTGCTCTTGGTTAAGGCTGTAAGCAGGTAAATCTGGGCAAGGCCTATGAATTGGGTTGGTCGATTCCATCTAAGTTTCTCCTAAGTCAGTCCGGGAATAGCCGAACCATTGGCGACTAAATCCACACTCATGGCTAAGAATGGGGAAACGCCTTTTGTGCGGCTTTCTATATCGTTGATAAGAAGCACAAGGTTGCTAATACCCGCTTGTGCCTTTTGGATAATGACGTGTTTGTTGGTGCGACTCAGGCGATCTTGTCCTGCATGTTCTAAAGCCATACGAGACAAGTCACCAGAGTGCATCGCGTTTTCTAATGCGCGTTTGATGAAGGTTTCTTCACTCGCATCATTGGGGATCTGTGCGGTCACCACACCGAGGCCAAGCAAAAGGCTATTAAGAATGGTGAAGTTGCCACTCGCCTTGGTGATCATCACAAGTTCTACACTGGTAAGAATGTGCGGCTGCTCCGGGTTGAGCTTATTGCGCAGTATTGTGGCATTCATATCCACGGCCTTTGCTAACTTAGTCATGTTCTCCGAGTTCGCAAATGCACAACACGCTTCGTTAAATGCCTTTTGTTTAGAGCCACGGAATTCGCACATTGAGTCAATTTCGTTCATAACCAATACTCAATTGAAGACAAACGGGACGAAAACGAAGCCCCAACCAAGAACATTGAGCCACAACGGGCAATGCTCTTTAGTCGGAATTAAGGAAGATAAATGCATGACGGCCTACCCCAACTTTTCCATGGCTTCGCGAGTCGCCATTTCAACTAAGGCGACCATGTTGATGAGAGGGGTTTCTTTACCTTTTGCTTTAGTTTTAATCGGTAAGCGACCATCGGCTACCCAATCCATGATGGTGCGTTTAGGCATTCCAGAGAACTGAGAGTATTGGTCATACGTCATGAAAGGCGTATTTAGGACTACTTGATATGAGAGCATGGTGATATCCTGTTAAGTTACTAAATGTTGAACACCGGACTTATGAGTTGCAGCTCGCAGTCCATTTGAATTGGATTATTGATCGTATATGCGAACAAATCAAGCCAAATTGACCTCTTTTGATTATCAAGGTGGGAAGCTTGTCACAGATAGGCTCCATGAAATCCTAGGAACCAAGACAATCAGAGAGCTCGGCGAAAAACTAGACATTTCTGCTTCTACAATAGCTACTTGGCATAAACGTGCGCTTTGCCCTTTCGAGATAGTGCTAAGGGCACACATGTACACAGGTGCATCTTTGAAGTGGTTAACTCTTGGAGATGGGGAGCCATTTCCGAACAGAGAATCTCAAAAGCACCAATCAAAACGCCTCGAGACAAAGTTCTTGTTCGATATTGACTCATTCAACATTAAGCATGGAAAGCTTGAGAACTTACAGACTCTCACGTTCGATAAGTCTTATTTAAATGACATTGAAGTAGCCAATCCAATGGCAATACGTGATGGAGAGAATACGTACATCGTTGACAAAGAGAATCAACAAGCAATTAGCGGTACGTACTTAGTAGATATGGACGGCCTGCTGTCTCTAAACGACATTCAGCGTTTACCAGGCAAGAAACTAGCGATCAGCTTTAATGGTTCGACTCTAACGGTCGAAGAAGATGAAGTGAGAGTTGTGGGTAGAGTTGCTTTGGTTATGGAGAAGAAGTAAGTGAGAAGCGCATTAAAGACCGAAGAAGATGTTAGGACGATTTTTTTCTACAACTGGCTTAAGACTAAAGGAATCGACAATAGCCAAATATCTCTTGAAAAACACATTAAACTACAGTTAGGGCACGCTACAGTAAAGGTCCCACGTAAAGCAGGTAGGATCGATGTGCTTATTAGGTCAAAGGCTAGTGGAAAAAACCTTATAGTATGCGAACTGAAAGGACCAGAAAAGCCTCTCGATAATGCAACTTTAGATCAGGCGGTAAGCTATGCTAGAGCACTAAAAGGTAATATGGCCCCTCTTGTCATTCTGTCTAATTCGAAGGATATAAAGGTATATTGCTCGCTTACAAAAAAAGAAATCCCCGAATTAACCGGTGCGAGGTTAATTTCAGGAGAGTTTTCTAATAGCGATGAAGACTTTAATAGATTAAAAGAAGAAGCTATCTTTCAGATTGCTAAAAATCCAGAATATCTTCAGCAATTACTGTCTAGAATTTCTAACCAAGAAATAGATGTCTTAACAGGAAATATTGGCGAGTCTAGGAAGTACTGTAAGGAATCATATTACCAAATATTGCCTAGTATCGACTATGCGAAGAAAGTAAATCTGGTATCAGGAAGTCCTCAATCAGGTAAAACTAACTATATCTGCGATGAATTTGTAAAATATAACAAAGAAGGTAACTTATGTGTTTTCTTTCGTTCAAAGTCGATTAATTTGGGAATAAAAAAAGCTCTCCGAGAAAGCTTGATCGGCGAAACTGATGTACCAGAAGACATGGTTAATACCCTCATTAATAATGCTATAAAAAACCAAGGAATCGCTTTTTTTATCGATGGGCTAAACGAGATTTCAGTTGAGAACAGAAGAGAAATAATTGAAGAGCTAGGTTCTTACATCCAATCCGGATGCACAGCCGTGATTACTTGTACTGATTTCTTCATCAACACCCTTAAAAACAATTCAATCGGCGATGAAGCTGAAATATTTAGAAAGAAAAATGAAGATACATTGAATTTTGTTAAGATTCCAAATCTAGATAACAACTATTATGAAGTAATCAAAATATATCAAAAAGCTTACTCCACACAAGATAAACCCGCGCACAAGCTACGTTCCATTAACTCTATTGGTAAGTATTATCAACTTAAACATTCGTATCCAGATTTAGTTTTGAATAACGAATATACTATCCATAGACAATCCTTAAAGACAAAGACCGCATTTTTGACCGACAGTCTACAGCGTTGTGCTAGACAAGCCTTAGAAAGGTTAGCAGAGTTACTTTCATTAACTGATGGTGCAATAAAAGAAAGTGATTTCTGCTCGGAATTCTTGAATAATCGTTTTGCACTAATACCTGAAGTATTTATCACTAGTGGCATGCTTGACAAAAGTGATGGCTATATTGATTTCTACGATGAGTCCTACCGAGACATTATACTTATAGATAAGTCGATAGCGATTGATAAAGACCATTCAAAAGTTATACAGTCATTATCAGAAATAAAAAATCATGAAATATCTGTATCGTGTATAACAAAGTACTTATGTTTCCATGAAGTACCATACTCAAATATTGATCAACTTTCACAACGAACTAAATCTAAAATTCTTGATGCTGTAATTTCTTACGTAGATAGTAATAAAGATTTAAATGAAAGACCACTAAACCTTATCCTAAACATAATTAATGACGGTGTTAACAGCGGTGATGTCAGTCCTGATTTAGCATTCGACCACTTAGATAGGTTTAATGACATTATTGAACACTCTAGCGGCATTGTTTATGACCAAAGTATTGTACACCGGGTATTAGGTTACTGCTGTGGCTCATCGAGTGTATCTAGCTATAGTGACATTCGATATAACGAAAGTGGAATGTATGATTCTAATATAAATAACGTATGTTGTGATCCGTACATTGCAATAGCAAAATTAGCACTACCATTCTTATTAGAAGAAGACAACATTTTCACTTATTCCTTTGTTGATAGCATAGAGAACTTCAAAAAGGAGTTTAACGGTAGGTATTTATCTGAAATTACAAACTTCTTCTCTAATTTAATAGAACATGTATTCAACTACGATAGCTATATGTGCTCATACGGCTCCTATGTAGATGTTGAAGTAACTAACTTTAAAGAAACTGGTGACCCATCAGAGCTAATATCTGCATTCCATATCATTAAAGTGTTAAGGAACAGCCTACTCAAGAGCCAAACTTTTGATAGTACTATAGAGTACCTCGAGCAATATTTGTCGGAACTGCCTAATTGGATCGAAACTTTTAACGAAATCGATGAGTTAGGTTTAGAAAATAGGTATTATCAGAACTAATAGCTAGATAGAGATAATAGCTTATTTTTACTAGCTATTATCTCTTGAACATAGCTTTGCTTTTCTTTAGCCAACTTTTTCTGTTCTCGTTCAAATTCCTTCTCCAACTTTGCGATCTGTAGTTGAGATACTTTTTTCTTATCTATTTTATCCGCTATATCAAACGTCTTTGCACGGAGTGAAACAACTTGTTTACTATGAGTCTCCAGCTTGTCTGCTAGTTCTTTAAAACCTAATGATGACAACATAAATGTAGCTTTGTGTAATTTTGCAAACGAATCAGCTAGAGCCTTACTGTTCATTTCCAATCGTTGTTTGAACTCATCATCAATGGGTTTATTATTCGCGATTCGGTGGTAATGATATTTTTTTATGGATAAGAATAATCCTGCAGCATCACTAAACTCGAAAAAATGATCTGCCGCCTGATACAATCTAGAAATATCATCGCGAATGAGAGATTCGTTGATATTTTTTTTATTCTGGTTTTTGAAAATATAGCCAGTTAGGATTATAGACCCTAATGCTACTGCTGACGGGGCATAAAGAACCATATAATCTAACCAGTTTTTCTCTTTGACTAAGTCAATTATGTTTTTTATATCTTCAGCAGTTAAATCTGTCATTGGATCACTTATAGTTTCGTATATTTAGTTGAGACACCAAAGCTTTTACTCACTGGATACTTCTCTGAATTTATAGCAAGCTTCTTTTCACAGGCCTCTAGTAAGTTAATGCCTGTTTTATCAGAAAAACGCAGTAAGTACATAAATATATCAGCAACTTCGGTAGCTACTTCTTCTTTTTGTTCTTCAGTTAAATTACGGCTCTGCTCTTCCGTTAACCACTGAAAATGTTCCAGTAGCTCACCACTTTCACCTGCAAGTGCCATCGCTAAGTTTTTTGGCGAATGAAACTTGTCCCAATCTCTCACTTTAGCAAATTCAGCTAAATCAGACTGTAGCTTCTTAAGCTCGTTCATTAAGTATTTTCCTTAACTCATCGACTGAGATCCATGGTCGGCTACGATGAATAATACGGTGGCAATTAGAACACAGTAACGCGAGGTCTTTTAGTTTTGTCTTCTGTCCATTTGATTCCGATAACGGGTTTTTATGGTGACATTCGATGTAATCATAACCCCTTTCCCCATAAGTCTCTTCAAAATCAAATTCACACGCTTCACAGGCTAGTTTAAGGTTGGCGTCTCTAATTGAGCGCTTCTTATCATTCACCAGTTTTGTACTTCGCTCTCTAACAAGATGACGACGATATACTGTGTTTCCTTCGAAGTATTCCAAATCGATATTTTCATTGGAAGCATAAACTTCACTATGCTCAGCCTCTAGTTCGATTGCTAGTCCTTTCGTCATCGTAGACGTTCTTACTGCTTGGACAAACTCAGTTGAAAAAAACTCATCTCCAAAAGGAAGATTTTGATGCCTTTCTATCACTTCAAAGTGATAACGATTTGGGTAAACATCATCTGGCCATACGGCTTTATTGTCTATATAGAAGCCTTTAGTTACCCGCGCCTTTACTAACGTAGAAATAGACCCTTTGTAATGTTCAGCTGCAACTCGGGGCGCACCTTTAATTACATTTCCGTTGTCATCACGCATGAAAGTGAGGTGATGAACAAAATAAAGGGTATCTCCGACTTTAATCTTGTCGGTGTTAACGGTACTAAAAATTTCCTTATGGCCCCATATTCCTTGGTTGAGTCCTATATCAAAGTTCTTAGTCGTAGCATTTGCTACGTAAATTACCCAGTTCATATTTGAGTTCTCTGCTCTTGGGGTTAAATGTTTAAAAAATCTTTGGCTTCTACAATGTTGAAGTGCTTACCTTCACTTTTCATTAATCGGTGAAGTAATCGATGACAAGTCGCACACATTAGTGACATATCTGAAAGCTTTGTTTTTCGCTTGTTTTTGGCGCCTTCTAGTGGCTCGATATGATGAGCTTCAAATGCAGCTTCTCTGATGTTTTCTGGCATGTTCTTAGCGTCGTAAGTACATAAGTCGCAATACAACGTATTTTCTCTAGAACGCTTCTTAAGTAGATCTTTTCTTATCTTTCTACTTCGTTCTCTGTGACGATGAGCTTTATACTTTAGATCGCCTTCAGCGTATTCAACATCGTCAAAGTCTCCTGGTTCTGAATCCTTAATGGATTCACTAACAAACTTTTCGTTTTCTAAGATTTCTTTAGTTAACTCTGCGACTAATTCGGGTTTCGTACCGTATTGATTCCAAACGGCTACATCGACCTTGGATGTATTAGAAAGCCCAACACCTGTCGCAACAGATCTAAGGTTCTGTAGTTTGAATACAACGCCATCTGGGTTTCGAAAGCTGCTCTTTTTTTCTTTTCCAGCGTGAATAGACGATATTCTCAAATAGTCTGAGAGTTCTATGACTCGTTTATGGTCTTTTGATGGGACATTACCATTAAGTTCGAAGTAAAGATCTAAGGCTAAGATTGTTTCATCTTCAGTCCAATGCGGGTTTCCGTGTCCTTTTGTTACAGCCATATCACAATCTCTCCGGTATCATTGATAACTATTATGCACGGGTATCAATATAATACTTTGATTTACATTTTATATCTCTAAATCAGTAACCTAGTGAGATCATTAACTGAACAAACAAGGCCTACATCTTTACTGTCCTTAGCTCAATGTTCAGATTCTAACTGTGGTATCGAGATGATTGGCCTTTGGGATGATTTTCCCCCAATTAAAACAACCCGAACACATTGTTTTTCCCATCCTGTTCAAGGCCTTTAATCTGATGGTGTTTTGGCTCCCCACCAAACAATAAGATATACAACTTCCGGTCTTGATACGTCCCCACTACATAGTGGTCTTTTTGTATCACGTATTCGATAGTTTCGGCTTCCTCATCAGTGCATAGATACTTTATATCGACCAGCTTTACCCATTTCAAACCCACTACGTTATCTGCTTCTATAAACCCACCAAATGGCGCCGTAAAGCGATTGCCTAGCTTCAATAGCGCATCAATCACCCCTTGGTTCTTCTTACTTACCCCAATTGGACCATCACTGTTGATTTTGAAATGACTGTAACCAGCAGTCACATGAATTGATTGGTACATAGCAAAAACCTATTAGCTTTCTTAACACTTTGAGAAAGGTATCTAACATGTGCTTTTTCTCCGATATAAAACATTGTTCTCCGTTTTAGCTCGACCCATACTGTTTTTATATACAGCTATTTTAGGCTTTATTATGTCTATCCGCAATTTAAAAGATGGCTCTACTAAACCTTGGATCTGCGAATGTTACCCAAACGCAATAGAAAGCAATTACCAAAGACTCTTTAGTTTTGATATTGGCGTAAAGTGGTAAGTTTTCGAGTAACACATTCATATAATTCCTTTCACGAAATCTTATTACTACAAACTATAAAGGTAATTAAATGAGAGAAGCACAGATTGACTCACTTAAAGCTCTTGTAAAACATGGACTATCACTACAACACATGACATGGCAATTAAGAAATCGTTCAACAGAGGAGTACTCATCTATACTCGCTTTAACTCTTATCAAGATGGCCTCTACACATCTACTCGAAAAAAACTTTTTCAGTAATAAGGTTTGCGCAGAAAAAATAACCTCCCTAGCTTGGGCTATGCTTCCCCATTTCATCGAAAAGAAGAATCTTTCAGTAACCGAAGAAGAGTCTAATCAGATCAAAGCTAGAATTGATAATTTTTTCCCAGACGATAGTAAAATCACTGTCCCTGACATGATTTCTTTCTTAGAGAAAACCGTTAGCGATCATAGTGAAAAATTTCAAATGTTTGAGTATCAATGTAACTACATGCTCGATGGAAACATTTTTGAGGATAAGAACTTTGTTCGAGTCTTGCTCTCAAAGTCTAACTGCAATGACCGTCAAATAAACGAGATAGTACAAAGCTTCCTATCAAAGGCCGGTACAAAGTTTGGTCGAGTTGAGTACTTTGATATGGGTTATGATGACTTCGAACATAATGATGACTTAACAGGAGCTAGAACTGTAGAATTGTACGTAGACATAAGTGAAGGCGACCACACCATATATCTCGCACCAGTTCTGAGCTAGCTATCTCATAAACTAACGTCATCTAGATATTCATAAGACAACAAAATTTAAGTGTAATTCTTCTTTGTATTATGGCCATGGAACGGTCAATTTGATTGAACCACTCTAATTGACAGCTTTTCTTTGGGTCAATGAAGAGAATATAGTTTCGACTTTTTTACCTCTTGTGCGTCCTACCATTGATCAAACGTTGCAAACAGTGACAATATTAACAACTGTATATAAAAACAGTGAGTGATAATATATGTCTATCCGCAATTTAAAAGATAGCTCTACCAAACCTTGGCTCTGCGAATGTTATCCGAACGGGCGAGCGGGAAAGCGTGTTCGTAAGAAATTTGCGACTAAGGGCGAAGCCAAGGCTTTTGAGCTTCATACAATGAAAGAGATTGACGATAAGCCCTGGATGGGAGACAAGCCGGATCACCGTAGGCTTTCTCAACTTATTGAACTTTGGTACTCCCACTATGGTGCAACCCTTGCAAATGGCAGCGTCATTCATAGTAAGTTTCTAAGAATGGCTAACGCGATGGGTAACCCTGTAGCGACCGTTTTCGTTGCAAAAACATACTCTGAATTCAGAAGTAACCGAATGAGTGGGCAAATTAGCTTTGTTGATGCTCGCTGGCAAAAAGGGGCACCTAGTATCGCAACGCTAAATTCAGAACTCGCGCGCTTCAAGGCTATGTTTGCTAAATTGAAGGAAATTGGAGAGTGGAAAGGACCAAATCCTTTGGAAGAAGTTAAACCATTTAAAGATCACGAACGTACCATGTCTTTTCTTCATAAAGAGCACATTATTTTATTGCTTGAACACGTATCTAAACACAACCGAACAGATATGCAGAAAATAGTGAAACTATGTCTCGCCACAGGGGCTCGCTGGAATGAAGCAGCTCAGCTAAAAGGCTCTCAGTTAAGCAAATATAAAGTAACCTTCACCAACACCAAGACTAAGAAGAATCGCTCTGTACCCATATCTGAAGAGCTTTACAACGAGATATACAAACCAACCTCAGGGAAGCTATTTGAAGAGTGCTATACACCTTTCTGCTACATATTGAAGAATAAACTGGGCATCACCCTGCCCTCAGGGCAAGCCTCCCATGTTTTGCGTCATTCGTTTGCAAGTCACTTCATGATGAATGGCGGCAATATTTTAGTACTAAGGGATATTCTAGGCCACGCCGATATCAGCATGACAATGCGCTATGCCCACTTCGCACCTGATCACCTATCTGAAGCAATTATCCATAACCCTCTTTCTAACCTGTAACCTGTCGCCACAAAATTTTTTGCTCGGCTGTCGCCACTTTGTCGCCACTTGCCAAATTTCAGGTAAAAAAAGAGCCACTCTAAAGTGGCTCAATTCTTAAAATTTTAAACAAAAGTTTTAAACGTTACTCTTTTCCGAATACGTTGTTCTCTTGCTCTTGTACACGGATGAAAGTAGTACGCTTAGTTAGCTCTTTAAGCTTTGCTGCGCCTACGTATGTACAAGTTGAACGTACACCACCAAGGATGTCAGAAATTGTGTTGTGAACTGAACCACGGAACGGAAGTAAAACAGTTTTACCTTCCGCAGCACGGTACTTAGCAACACCACCTGAATGCTTGTCCATAGCCGACTGTGAAGACATGCCGTAGAACTTCATGTATTGCTTACCGTCTTGCTCTACTACTTCACCGCCTGACTCAGAGTGACCTGCTAGCATGCCGCCTAGCATTACGAAGTCAGCACCGCCGCCGAACGCTTTAGATACGTCACCCGCACATGAACAGCCACCGTCACCGATGATCATGCCGCCAAGGCCGTGTGCCGCGTCGCCACACTCAATGATTGCAGATAGTTGAGGGTAACCAACACCTGTTTTAACACGTGTAGTACAAACTGAACCAGGGCCGATGCCAACCTTAACGATGTCTGCGCCCGCTAGGATTAGCTCTTCAACCATGTCACCTGTTACAACGTTACCCGCAGAGATAACTTTGTTCGGGAATTCTGCACGCACTTTTTGTACGTACTCAACTAGGTGCTCTGAGTAGCCGTTAGCGATATCAATACAGATAAATACGAAGTCTTCGCTAAGCGCCATGATTTGCTTAGTTTTCTCAAACTCAGCTTCAGATGTACCTGTTGATACAAATACGTTGTTCAGTGTTTTCTTGTCTGCTGTTTTAGCGAACTCAGCCCACTGCTCTACTGTGTAGTGCTTGTGTACTGCAGTCATAACACCGTGCTCTGCTAGAGCAGCTGCCATTTCAAAGCTTGCTACCGAATCCATGTTAGCAGCAATTACTGGAGTACCAGACCATTGACGACCGCTATGCTTGAATGTAAAATCGCGGGTTAATTCAACTTGAGAACGGCTTTTAAGGGTAGAACGCTTCGGACGGAAGAGTACATCTTTGAAACCTAACTTAAGTTCTTGTTCGATACGCAT